ACCTGAATAAGTACGCTCATACACATTAAGCGTATAAGTTAACCCGTTCTTAGATATGCCGCTTGAAGTATATTTTAAACCGTATGCCATTATTTATTTATTATCCCCTTAAAAGTCCTAATGCACGTTCTGCCCTTGTGCGCTGTAATACTATGTCCTGGCCTCTCAATATTCCCTCTACTTGCACGTTCATCATTCCACCACCACGAGCAGCCCCTAAATTCATCATGTTAGATGTTAGGTTCTTAAACTGTTTCGGGTTTAATACGGCTTCTGTTCCATGCAACATAACGGGATAACCAGACTTAGGGCCTGAAGCGATACCACCATCGGCGAAGCCTAATAAACCTTTTAATATCCCGAATATACCGCCTCCTCCGCTTGATTTACCGCCTTTAGCGGGTAACTTCATTCCGTTAAATGCCGAAGCAGCACCCGAACCGCCAGATATAACATCCCCCGCTTCACTTGCGCCGCCTGACAACGCCGTCATAATAGCCTTGAATATCAACGCCCTTGCAACCATTTGCGTAAGGTCTACGATTAGCTTCTTAAATACGTTGCCTAACGCTTCCCCTAAGTCTTGCCCTTGCAACATTGCATTGCCTAATGAAGTGAAAGCAGACATAGCTACGTTAGTCATTGCTAATGCCATTTCTTCCTCGTACTTTAAATCATCTTCTTTCTGCTTACGAATCTTTGCCATGTTAGCTAACCTTAAGTTAGTTATCATGTTATCAATTTCAACGGCAGATGTAGGTAAACTACTGTCCGTCATCTTTGCAGCCTTTTCTTTAGGTGCAAAAACCTCTGGAGTTCCTAATAAGGATTCTTTAAAAAGACCGTCCATTTCTTGACGGTATTTTAATATATCAAATTCTTTTTCAGCCTTTTCTTTTGTAACGGCTAAACTTGATAAAGTTTCTTGATTGGTAAACTTTGATAAATCTAATATTTGAGCGGTTAATCTTAATTCCTTAGTTCTTTCAACGCTCCGTCTTTTTAGCAAATCGTTTACATTAGCTTCGGATATTCCCGTTAAGTCGGAAACTCTTTTTATATCTTCTTGCGAAAACAATACTTTTTTAAGTATGCCGTCTATTTCATTAAGATTCTTTTCTACTTGCTTTGGGCCGCCAATTAAACTATTCGCTAAATTTAAATTAGTTAACTCGTCTGTTAATCCTTTTAAATTAGTAGTGCTTGATAATAATTCTTTTGATAGCTTTTCTACTTGTTGCGCTGCTCCCTTTGCTTTAGCTACTTTAAATATATTTTGAGCGTACATCCCGTACGCTTCAATTAAACCAGCTATTTCACCTTTTTCTATTCTTAAATTACCAAAGTATGCGCTAGATTCTTTATTAAGCTGCTTAAGTATTTCCTTCCTTTGCTTTAATGTAGCTTCTTCGCTTAACCCCGCTGATACTAAAGCCGCAACTTTTGTTACTGCATCTGTTGCCGCCCTTGATTGTTCTTGTAGTTGTCTTGTGTATTCTTGGGATGCTTTTTTTGTATCTTCTGTTTGTTTTTTTGTTCCAAACAGTTTATCGCCAAACATTAACAATGCCGCACTACCTAAAGATAAAGCCAATCCTAAACCCGCTGGGCCAATGAGTGAACCCGCTAATGATTTGAAAGCAGATGCACTACTTCCCGTTTCGGCTTTTAATCTTTGGAAACTTTCAAGTAATGGGTTAAGGTTGTTTTGAATACCTATAAACCCGAACGGCGCATCTTGCGCAACCCTACCTAAGTTAGTTAATGCGTTGGCTGCTTGGTTGCTGCCTTTAACAAGTTTATCTGTTCCCTTAACAGTATCATTTACACTATCCGTTAAAGGTTTAAAAATTTCAGGTTTTACAAATGTTTTTATACCACCGCCAAAGGCTTGTACGTTTTTCTCTAACTTGGTAAGTGCTTTACCTAGTACGTCTAATTCAGATTTAGCTTTGGCTGAATCAGCTATTATGTCAAGCCTAAGCGTTTCTTGAGACATTGCCTTTAAATAATTTTATAGTCCTTAGTACATCTTCGTTTGCCATTGGTGCGCCCCTATCGGGTAGCTTATCCCCTGGAAGCGGCATTATCTGTTCGGGTTTCTTTACCACCTTATCGCCCGTATTCATACGATAAACCATGTATGTAATTGCCCTTACTCTATGCCATTCGGCAATCTCGTTTCTTTCCGCTGCCATTACATGAATGGTAAAATCTCTCCATGTCATTTGCCAAAACTGCTCAATCGTTAACCCTATTTGAACGGCCTTTATTAACAGTTCATCCCATGTTAGGCGTTCGCTTCGCTCTGGCTTTTTTTTTCATCGTCTTGCTTAACATCAACTAAATGAGATTGAGCAATAAAAGTAAAGAACGCTTTAATCTGCCCATCGGGATTAAGTAATCCACCATCCGCATCTATCCACTCACATACTTCAAATTCTGTGAACTTAACAACCCCTTTAACACCATGTTCAGCCGCTGCTTGTAGCATAGCAATAACATCGGTTAGTTGGATATTACCCGAACCGATTATATCAAAGAATTCATTTATGGTAATAGACTTAATCTCACAAAAACGCTTCATAGACCAAGTACCCCATTGTAGGGGTATTGTTCTTTCTCCTACCTTGAATTCAAACATACTAATATGTTATTGTTTGAGTGAATGGAGGCGCAGCGCACTTGAAAGTAACGGTAAAGGTTACAAGTTCATCATCGGGTGCAACCAACTCCAAGTTGGTAATAAAAGCCGTACCCGTATAAACAGCTTCACCCGTTGTAGGGGTTGCTTTACCGAACTTAATACCCACAACCAAACGGTTTACGAATGCTGTGTATAGTTCAGGATAACCCTTATCGGTTGGAGAGCCAGTATCGGGATCAACCAAGAAACCTTCACCATCAATAGAACTATCAAACTTAACGCCAACAACAAATTCGTTGCCACATTTAGCTGAACCGTCTAATTCGGTTACGCTGTTTGTAATAGTGTTTGATGTAAGGCAAACAACTGTTGAATAGTTTGAACCCCCTGCAAGGTCAATAGCTACTAGAATATCCCTACCGTTTACTTTAGACATAGTATTTTATTTTGAACAAAGTTACTAAATCTGTGAGACTACATTTCGGAAACGAATTAGCTGTCGGAACACTTGGTCGGTAGAATTTAAACTACTTAAATTGTTTATACTTTGAACGCTTGTAGTAACTACTTGAATGCCGCTTGTCGGTACGGGGTTATCATCTGAATTAATAATCGCTAATACTTGATTAGCTGCATCGTCAGCGGCTTTGAAGCCGTAATTACTTCCCTTTAGCACAATATCAATGAGCACAAAACATTCGGTTAAAAACCCGCACTTAGCTTGTTGTTGGCTGCTTGTTCTTTCACCTATTAAAATATACGATTGTGCGCCGTTAGGAGGAACCATCCCATCGTAAACGGGTAAAACTGTTCCGTTAACTGTTATCTGTCCGTTAAGGGCTGTGTAATAAGCGGGAATGAGATATTTGAAAGGATTTTTCATTAGGACAAAGGTACTTATTTCTTAAGCATATTTTCAATACGCTTCTTTAGCTTATTCCATTCGGCAAAGGCGGGTGCGAAGAAGAACGGTTGAGGCCTTACGCCCTCACGAAGTATCTTAACCGCAATAGGATAAGCCGCCGATTCGGGTATGCCTTTTTTTCTGCACCAATCTTTTAATTCTGCTATCATTTGGCTAAACGTTCCACCGCCACCGCCCTTATATGCAGCCGCAACCGATTCAAGCCCCTGTGGGATGCTAACCTTTGTTCCCGTTCCAAACTCTACATAAGGCGCATAAGACGAACCAGCACCACGAGAAACCAACTCAAATTCAAGCGGTGCATTTTTAGCCCAAGTAAGGCTAGAACGTAAAGCACCGTAAGCAATCGGGGCGGTTGTTTTCTGTTCGTTATTGATTTTTATAACCGATGCTTGTATCTCATTGCTGACATTCTTCGTCAATGCCTCGCTTTTGCCCTTTAAAGCCTTTTCTAGGCCTTTAATCCCGCTCAATGATACTTTTATCATAACGCATCTGTATAGGCTGTTATTTGCCAGTATTGATACCTTTGCTCTATATCGTGTACGGAATGGATAAGGTAAGTTTTACCGTTGTAAACAATACGCCAATCTTGCGCTATTGGAATGTCTTGAACACGAATAATAAATCTAATCGGTTGGTCAAACTTAACCGCCGCTTGTTCAAGTTCTCTTGAACCGCTGTTAGGGTCGGCTTGACACCATACCTCATAATCATTGCCCCATGTAGTTGTAACCCCGCCTTGACCGTCCGCTGAATAGGTCGGTTGTTGTAGGGTTAATACATCCTTAAGGTTACCAGCGTTAATATGGTTCTGTCTGTGGTTCTTAATCATCGTTTCCACTTTTGACAAATTGCAATAACGCTAGGTGCATACGCATTACTTGGCTGATCTCCACGATTTTCCCAAAAATAGCAAACTTGCATTAGAATAGCAATTTTTAGTTCCTCTGGGCAATCGCCATCATCATACCCCGCTGTGTAAGTTGCTTTACTATATTCAAAGGGTAATTTAACATAAGGAAAGTCTAAACCGTAAGTGGTAATTTCTTGAACCGTTCCTTCGGTATCTACGAAGACGGGCGTTCCCGTAACTGGGCCAAAAGGTAGCTCCATATTACCTTGTGGGTTAGATAGTATTGCAACAATATTGCGGGGTATTAACGACAATCCCGTATAGGCTTCAATCTTTGTTCTTGCTGCTCTTATCCATAGTGCGAATAAGCTATCTTGCGCTGCGGTGCTATTCTCCGCACGACAAAACGCTTTAGCTTCGGCAACAGTTACCGGGCCGTTAACGTAACCAACTTCTACGTTGGTATAATCTAATATGATATTATATGCCATTGTGCTTGTTTATAAATTTCTCTATCCAATGTCTTAGCTTCTCCAACTTCGGCTTACTGTCCAATTCCTTTGCACGTTTACGAGCCGCATCGGATGCCGCTGTATATTCTTTTTTACCGTCTAGTTTCTGTATCTCTTTCACCCAATCATCAATGTTGTTACGTTCCACAAAGATACCACTATTTCCAACGTTTTCTTTTAGTCCAAATGTAGAGGTGCAAATGACGGGAATACCCGAACACATCGCCTCGGTTGCTGTCATTCCCCATGACTCATAATCGGATGGCATTAACAGTATTCTAGTCATTGCGTACACGCTGCGAATATCCGCTTGGTTCTCTATTACCGTAACATTAGGCAGCTTACCTAACCCGTAAGTAATGGCATGGTTATCCATATTAATAACTGGCTGCGGATCATCGGTTGAAACGTATTGAGTGCCGTATGTTCCTTTCACTTGTAGGAAATTATGAAACGGCATCTTAGAAGCTATTTCGTGTACTATCTTTCCCCCTTTGTTTTCGTTGCAGTTTATTAGCGTAATGTATTCGCCCCGACTACCTTCGTAGTAATCGTAATAAACTGGCGGCGTAAGTACAAAACTATCGTTAGGTAATGGCTTTACTTCCTTCGCTGATTCGCTGTTATAAATAACTCCTATTTGCTCGTTCTCTTCAATCGTTATGTGTTTGAAAGTATTGTGCATTATCCATAACGTTGGCTTGTTGGGTGCAATACTTACCACCTCCCTTAATACATCTAACTGGCATATAATCAAATCAACCTTGTTGAATAAACTTGAACAACGTGGAATAACTTTAACACCTTCGTAACAGTACCCTTCGGTTATATTCTTTACCATTACCGTACAATCATAGTAAGTCTGTAAATAGGTTACAATGTTGTGTAAGTAGGCGGTATCGCCTTTGTTGTGTTTTGGCTTGTAGTGGGGCGTGTAGAATAGGATGGTCATGCGGGGCTATCTAAGATTGTACAAATAAATATGCTTTCCTAATGTTTTTTCAATAGTAGCTTCACCAACAGCTAATGCGGTTATAATTTTTAACGCAAACGGTTTTAATTGCCCCTTATATGCTGTTCTTATTGCTTTATCGTGGTATCTTTTTCCATCATACATAATAACCTTACCCTTTGCGGTCATACCAGAATGTGTAAAATTACTAGCCTTGTATATTGTACCTTCATGCGAATAGGTTGTGTCTGCATAACTGATAACGGTCTTTATATTAGTATTCTTTTTTAGCCAACGCAAAGTGTAACCAATAAAGAAACTTTCAGTATTTTTTGGGGTATTATCAATACAGCAAAGCCTTTTTAATTCTATTAATTCGCTTTCCTTTTTAGCATATTTTTTCCATACGTTTGCCATTGCTATTTTCCCATAAATAATTGCACCAATAATCTTATCGTTTGCGTCAACTAATTTAAAGCAATAATCTAATGTAAGCCCGTTAACATTTTTAGAGTAATGCCAATGCTCAATAAAATCTGCTATTTCTTTTCGTTCACAAATAGAAACCGTAAATTCTTTTACGCAACCAACGGAACGGTATTCATTGTCCAAAATACTATTCATGTTTATAAGTTTTACCAAATATACAAACATTGTTCATATAAACAAAAACTCCCAATATAGAAATATCGGGTAAACCTGTTAAACATGAATCATTCAAACTGTGGAAACACGAATATAAGTATAATTATCTAATTTTCAATTAAAAGTATTGAGTACCCACCAACCACGCTTGTATTATTAGCAGAACAAACAGTAATTCTAATTTGTATATCGGTCAAAGCTGGTAAGGTTAAACGCCCTTGTAAATTCTCCGTATGTGCCGCTGAAGTTGCCGCCGTAAAATTACGCCTAAGTCTAAACGACATACCATTCATTCGTATCCATAACGCCCCGTCAACCGAAGCAGTTGCGCTACCTTGTAATGAGCAAAACACCTCGTACAAGTAACCAGTAGGATTCAATGGGATAGTGTACCCCGCTGCATAAGTTTGATTTGTACCTATTGGCATTTTACAAAACACTACCGCCGTTGTAACTTTCCATCTTACTGTAATTTCGCCGACATTGCCCGTTGTAGCAGATCCATTGTTATACGATGCGCTGTGCACCCTATATGCACTAAATGAACAGTCAACGGGTGTAGTTCCGTTTAATGTAACCGTTCCTGAAACATACGCTGTACTTGTTGCCGTTGGTAGGTAAAGAAGTGTTAATACGCCCGTATCACTTGCAGAGCTGCTAAATACTTGCACTATTTCGGGTGCAGTCAATGGGAAACCCGCATAAGCCCCGCCACCGTTCCAAATATCTTCAGGTACGGTTGCTGTGCCAACAACGCTGTTACGCCCCGACTTTAAAACCCAAGAAGCACCGTCAACTTGCCCACGTGCAACCGATAACCCTATGTCTTCTGCATTTACTGGTAGTGGATTATCTATTGATATTTCATTTAAACCGTATCCCATTGTATAATTTTCTACAAAGGTACGAAAACAAAAAAGCCCCTAAGTAAGGGGGCTACAAGTATCTTAGGTTAGTTTTGTTCTTACAATAACCCGTTAAATAATGCTGTAAAGTTCCGCAAGGTATTCCGTACTTATTTGCGGCATCTTTCATGCAACCAAATATTTCCCCAGTAACGGTATCAATAACTTTTCTAGCTTTACCGTTGCCGCAACCAGTTCTTGCTTTAGATATTTTTGCTTTAACTTCTTCTGTATGTAGTCTGCCCGTAGACGCTGCGGCGTATCTTGCTCTAACTTCGGGGTTCTGTAGTGTTTTTCTAATTGTATTAGAGTGTTTTTGTTTAGTGTAATCGCTTTGCTTAGTGCCAATCTTCCTAAGTCGCATTTTTTCTATTGCTTCAGGGGGCATCTTTAAGCCTTGTATGCCTTCACCGCCAACTGTCAAATTGGTAATATTTTTTCTACCTAATGCTTCCCGCCAAAATGCAATTAAATATTGCTCTATTTTACAAGCCTCTTCCCAACAAATATCTTTATGAGTTATTTCTATATTATAGCCGTATTTGCTTACAACCCTATGCCAATGCGGGTTTCTTTGCTTCCCATTTCTTACATATGCTCTTTTTTCTTCCTTGCCTATACCAATGTAAAACACATTACCGTTGTCTTTTCTTGTATGTTGGTAAACTATTGCCATATGGTAAAAATACAAAAGCCCCCTGAATAAACAAGGGGCTTCCATATATTTATTTAGAAAACTATGCCAAAGTTCCCAAAGCTGCTGATTGAGCAAGCATGAGGTTCACCTCTGTCTGACATTCTATTCTCGCCGTGATTTGATTTTTTATGAAATTGTCTCCTGTCTCATAGCTCAACTCAATAGCCAACCCTTTAACTTGTACACGCTCAATGAAGTTGTTATCCAACAATAAAGCCTGACCAGTAGTTGCCCAAGATGCACCAACAACGGGAACACCCATGATGGTAATGCCTTGACCAGGAAGCTGAACTAAACCAGCACCAGCATAGTAACCATTGGTGTAAGTAGACTTAACCAAAGCACCTAAATCGGTATTGCTTACGATGATGCTTGATACATCGTAGTTCTGATCCAATTGAGCGGTGATAAAGTCAATCATCTTCTTAACGTTATCGGGTTCGGCTGAAGTATCAGCAGTTGCAGCAGCGGTTACAGAAGCATAGAACAAAGAGTTCTCTTTCTTGTAGTAATCACGCATTAACATTCTTGGTAAAGTAGTCTGTAACCAAGGCAATGAAGTTGCCATTTGCTTGGTAAAGTTTACAAAACCAGCAATGTATTGCTGAACCACTTTAGTTTCGCTTAATGCGTAAGTGTTCTCACCTTTGGTTGAACCTTCAGATTGCTTTGCAATGTTGTTGCCAGTTGCAGTTTCCTTATAGAAAACATACAAACCAGTCTCGGTATTCAAAGTAGGAACTAAATCTCTAAAGTTCACTTTCTGTGAAGGTAAGATAGCTTGACGAGGGCCGTAAGAAGCTACTGGATCTCCGCTAAGGTTGTTAGTCAATCCCATTGCTTTTGCTTCGTCAGCACCGAAAATGCGCTTAACTTCAGGAAGTTCAAAACGCAAAGTCTTTTTGCTTCTTAATTCCTTAATCAAATCTCCGTCAACGCCTTCTTGAGCAAACTTGTATTGGCTTAACACCTCGTTAATACCTTCGTTCAAAGACTTCTCTTGAACGGCAACGGCGGGCTTACCCTTAGTTACAAACTCATCGTACTGTGCTTGTAACGCTGCTTTAGCTTCTGCTATTTCAGTTGCAGAACCTTGTTTGATTGTTTCGCTCAATTCAGCCATTTTAGCTTCCATTGCAGCGGTTGTTTCTTTACTTTTAGCTTCGGCTTTGTTAACCACTTCGCTAACTAGGGTTGAAAGTTCTTTTACTTCAACCGCTAATTTTTCATTTATTTCACTCATTTTAATAAATTTTTGAGTTGTGAATTTGTGTATTTGATAGCATCTAACAAAGCGGTGTTTTCAGGAAGCGGGTCAGGTGTTTTAACAACGGGCTGAGTGCTTAAATTTGATATTGCCGTTTGTATTTGCTTAATCTCAATTTCTAACAGACCGAAAGTATCGTCTGTAAATGTTCCGCTTTTAAATGCGGCGGTTAATTTATCTAACCTTTTTACCAAATCTTCGGGGGATGCCATTAATAGCGATTTCATTCCTAGTGTTGGCGTGTCAGGGTTAGCACCCCAAACAACAGCCGAACCTTCGTACAGCATAACTTCAGTTATTGTTCTAACCCCCGTCTTGTCGTTCATTTGGCTTTGTACTGTTCGGAAGCCAACGGAATGTTCCCCGATTACTCCCGCATTGTACAACTTTATAACATCTTCTCCCATTCTTGTATCTGTTATTTTCGTAACAGCTATAAGCTGGTCATTTTCTACATAAAGCTCCATTGGTTTACCCAAAGTATATTCCAAACTTGCTTTGTGGTCAACTAATGCGTAAACCTGATTACTGCCACTTGGCCCTCTTTGCTTAATTGTTCTATTATAGCAACCTTCGGCCATCATATCATTATCTAAATCAACATTACCCATTCTAGACCAAACAGCTTTAACGATACGTTTTTCGCTGTCAATATCCATAATGGAGTCCTTCGTTTCTATTGACTTATAGTTAATCATTGTATTACAAAATTAATCATTTAAAAATTGTCGTTTTCAATGGCTGCAATCAGTTCGTTAATCAGTAAATTACTTATCGTAAACGATGCAGCGGTTGTTGCTATTCTTAAGAATTGATTACCCGCCGACGGCATTGTTCTACTCATAGGGATAAGGTTTCCCGCACCATCACGAATAGGTACGAATGCAACGGTACAACGGCAATTACAAACGTTACCCGCCGAAGCGGTCGGGTCGCCTGGGTATTGCATTGCGTCAATTGATTTAGTGGAAGGAACAATGAACGGTTGACCGTAACCCGTTTCTCTTGCGTTCATATGAAGATGGTCGTATTGGTCACGAGGAATACGGCGTGTTCTATTATCGTTTGCGGATATCCATTTCTTATTAACCGCAATATCCATTTCAGCCGCCGCCAACATAGCACCAGCGTTAGCCGCTTTCATTGTTTCGGTTCTTACTATTAACTCCGCTCTTTGCTGTGTTATGTCTGTTTTCTTTAACGCAGCAACTGTTTTCTTTACGCCCCAACCTTCAGCGTTAGCTTGTTCTAATACTTGGTTGATTTGCCTAAATGTAGTTTTAGTAATAGGAACAACCGCTT